GACGCCGCCCGCGACCGCGCCGCCCTCGACCTTCGCGAAGAGGTTGAGCTTGCGCGAGAGGTCGTCGCCGCAGTCCTTGAGGTCGACCGCGGTGCTGTTTCCGGTCGCCAGGTCGGCCCCCTTTGAAAACATGAGAAGATCATCCAGAATCATGTCTTGTCGTTCCTTTCTTGTTGCGTTCGGGTTACGAGACCGCCGAGACGACTGTCTCGTTGGTCTCCAGGCAGTCCAGCTTCCGTACGGGGATGCCGTCGAAATGCAGGATCTCCTGGCCGGCCACGTCCTTGAAGGAGAAACTGGTCACGAGCACCTGGCGGCGCGTCTTGATCACGAGCCACTCGTAGACGCTCTCCGGCATGTAGAAGACCGGCTTGAGGCCGTTCAGGCGGCAGCGGGTCTTGAGCTTCAGCATGTCCTCGCCGATGTCCTTGTCCAGCGTCGCGAGGTTGTTGCTCTCGACGTTGCAGATGCGGCCGCAACAGCGGAAGTCCTTGACCGTGAGGCCGACGCGCCACTTGAAGAACTGCTCCTTGACCTTGAGGCGGCTCACGCCGTCCGTCAGCGTGATGGTGGCGTCCTCGACCGGCCCGCGCTCCAGGCCGCCCTTCGACCCGCGCGGATAGGTGAGGTACGCGCCGCGGCGCCCCCAGCCGACCAGCCAGATCGAGCGCAGCGCCGAGTTGCTCGGCGAGCTGGAGCGCACCGACGACTGGATGCAGTAGTAGGTCGAGAGCTTGCGGTCGGTGCCGCCGTACCGGTCGTACACCGGCGCGAGGCCGTTGAATTTCTTGGCGTTGGTCTTGACGTTGCCGTAGAAGACCGCGTCCGCCACCTCCTGGCCCATCGCCTCGGCGTGGCTGAACGCCTCGTCCAGCATCTCCTCCGCGCCGTTGGGGCTGTCGTCGATCAGGTCCTTGTCCACCTGGATCAGCGACTTGAGCGTCCCGATCGAGTTGCTGACCTGCTTCTTGCTGCCTTTCGACGGCTGCGTGCCCTCGTAGTACGCCGTCCACGTCGCGTCGGGGAGCCCGGTGCGGATCGTGGTCCGGTCGTTGTCCGTGCCGTTGGCCTCCTTGACCACGGCGTCGCTGAGCAGGTCGGCGTTCGCCTCCAGGACCAGCTCGACGATATCCCTGTCAAATATCCCGTCCGCCTTGAGCCCGTTGTAAAGGTCCCGCAGCGTCGGGTTGCGTGTCGCACTTGGCATGTGTACCTCCTTGGTTGCCTAGCCCCGGCGAACAGCCGCCGGGGAAAATCGTTGCTTACTTCTTGCGGACGCTGGCGCCGTACATGCGCTCGGCCAGCGGGCGCTCCTCGCGGTCGCCGCCCGCGCCCTCGCCGAGCGTCGCCCTGTCGCGCGCGAGACCGCGCCCGACCCGCGCCAGCGCCTCGATGATGTCGGGGTCGCTGCCGAACGCCTCGACCGACGCGAGCCTCACGAAGAGCGCCTTGCCGAAGACGTGCTCGCCGCCGCGCCGCGCCTCGGACGCGAAGCGCTTGAGGTCGCCGCCGAAGCGCTCCGCGCACGCGGCGTGCATCTGGTCGAGCACCGCGCGGTCGGCGTCCGCCGCGGCCTTGAACTGCGCCGCGACGTGCCGCGCGTACGCGCCCACGATCTCGTTCGCCGCCGCGCCGCCGATCCTGTGCTTGAGGAAGTACGGCGCGACCGCCTTGACCGCGTCCGCGTCCCATGCCGGGGCCGTCTCTCCGTCGCCGCCGCCCAGGTCCACCGGCTTGATCGCCGCCAGGAACGCCTCGACCTCCTCCGGCTTCGCGTCCGGCGGTTCGCCGCCGTCGCCGCCGCCGTCATCCGCTCCGGCACCGCCCAGGATCGAGCCGCCCTTGCCGTCGCCGCCCTTGCCGCCGCCGTCATCCGCTCCGGCGGCACCGCCCAGGATCGAGCCGCCGCCCTGATTGCCCGCGCCCGGCTGGCCGCCGTCGCCGCCTGCCGCGCCCGCACCCGCGCCCGCGCCGCCGCCGTCGCCGGCCTTGTCCATCAGCACCCATCCCATGAGTTTCTTCATCGCCTGTCACCCTTCCTCTGTTGTTCGTCCAGTTGCGCGCGGCGGGCGTCGATCTCCTCGTTCCACTTCCGCACGCGCTCGTTGTTTTCCTGCATCGCCAGGCCGACCAGCGGCTGCGCGGCGCGGTTGCAGAACCCCAGCAGGTCCGCGCCCGCGTCGCGCCGCCCGGACGCGTAGGCCAGGCGCATCGCGTCGCCGTCCGCGCACCCCAGCCGCGACCAGACGCCGCCCTTGGCGAGCAGGCTCATCAGGACGCGCCGCCCCGCCGCCGTGCCGAGCACGGCCTTGACGTCCGCCTCGAGCTGTTCGTTCCGTTCTCGCGCCTGCCTGTCAAAAATCTCCTGCATCACAGCATCCCTCCGTTTGTCTGCCCGGCCGCGCCGATCAGCGCCTCCAGCGCGTTCGCGCCGCCCGCCGGCGTCTCGGCCAGCGTCTTCAGCGCGTCCGCGTAGCCCGGCGCCTGCCGCCCCGCCTCGGCCGCGGCCGCGGCCTCCATCTGGGCGCGCTGCGCCTCGGCGCGTCCCGCGCGGATATTCTCCACGTCCCTGTCGCTGCGGATGCACGATCCCGGCACGGCCAGCGCCTGGGCGGCCTCGTCCAGCATCTGGTCGGCGTCGATCTTGTCGGCGCTCTCCGGCGAAAGCCGCAGGATGCCGCCCGCGAACTGCGAGAACCGCATGATGCCCCCGAGCCGCGCCTCCTCCTGCTGGCGCAAGTGCAAGGTGCTCACATACTCGGCCTGGAACTCCTCGCCCTGCATGCCCTCGGGCGGCTCCGGCACGAGCCCGTTCTCCGCCATGACCATGAACACCGCATCGACCAAAGGATCGAAAAGGCCGTGGTTCAGATTCGTGAGCACCGGCCCCAGCAATGAAATCTTCTCGCCGCTCATCTCCTCGACCTGCCGCGCGGTCATCTGCACGTTGGACGTGTTCGCCACGTTCAGGACCGCGTTGAACAAATCCGCGTAGAAGACGCGCCGCAGCCGCGCCTCGACCTGCGCGATCTTGTGCTCGACCGCCTGCACGTCCGGCGAAGCGGCGACCAAGGGCTGGATCACGGACGCGCCGCCGCCGAGACGCTCGGCATAGTACGTGACGCCGCCGGGGAACGTATTGATAGGCCGCCCCTCCATCGAATCCGGCGCGGCCAGCGGCGGATCGACGCGCTGCGCGATAGCCTTGAGCGAATCGAGTTCCAGCCGGTACAGCTCGCGCACTTCCGGCAGCCCGATCCGGCCGGGACCCGACGCATAAAATCCTTCCAGGATGTCCCATCGCGGGCACAAAATCGGGTTGTAGCTGTATCCGCGGATGTCGACGATGCCCGCCGAGTCCCCCGCCGCGTCCTTCGGCCGCGCGTCGCTCCACCAGATGGACGAGAACGCCATGCTCCCGTCCAGCCCCGGCGTGCGCTTCCCGTCGCGCGGCGAGATCAGGTTCCACAAGACCAGGCGCTGCTCGTCCCGCCCTTCCTTGCAGGCGCGGACCGCCGCCTCGGGCGAACGCCGCTCGCCGAACTCGGTCAGCGCCTCGCGCGCGGTCATGGCCACGCGGCGCATGAGCACGTCAACTCTGCTTCTGCGCGTGCTCGCTCCCCACCACGCGCCGGTGTCGATCACGGAAAGGTCAAGAATGTCGTCGGGATGGCCGCCGGACACCACGCCCGCGCCCGCGCCGAACAGGATGCAGTGCAGGAAAAGCTGACCGATGCCGCTGTAGGCGTTGCTCTGGTCGAGCAGCGCGGACATGTTGCGCGTGACGTGATCCAGCCACATCGTCCATGCGGGATTCTCGGTCTGCGCCCGGTCCTGCCCCTTGACGCGCAGCCTGAACCACTGGCGGCTCGCGTTGGCCGTGCCCGACTTCATGGCCGCGGCCATTCTGCGAAGCTCTGTGCGGGGCGTGCTCGTCAGCAGCTTCCCGTCGCGCGGATCGGCGGACCGCCGCTCGGCGTCCTCGCCCTCGTCGAGGAGCGCGCGCCCCAGGTCCGGCTCGTAGTGCTCGGCCAGCTCGCGCCACAGCGCTTCGTGCGGCTCGCGCGCGGCTTTGAGCGCCGACTGCCGCCGGTCGAGCCATCCGCGCAATTCGCGCAGGTCGGTGTCTGGGAAGAGCGACTTCATGGTCCGTTCAGCCTCCGATCGTCGCCTGCGTCTGCTCGTCGCCGGTGTCGCCGAACCGCGTGAATGTGGACAAGAGGCCCCGGCGCAGCGCCGCGTCGCGCGCGGCGGCGTCCGAAGCCTCGGCGGATCTCGCCGCGGCGTGCTTCATCGGTTCCTGCGGAGCGGGTGCCTTGGGTACTTTGGGCGAGCTGCTGCACATGTCTTCCGGCCTCCTTTTCGGGGCGTCCGCCGCGCCCCTCGCGGCATATTTGCGCCCCCGCCATTTTTGTATCAAAAGCGCCGGAAAAAAGCTATATGCTCATTTTGGTTTTTATCCGTCTGTTTCGGTCCGTTTTGGTCCGTCTGGAAAATTTTTTTTGCCGGCCTTCATTTTGCCTGCAGAAACACCCGAAATCTGGAACCCTGAAACCAGAAACCCTGAAACCCTGAAACCAGAAACCCTGAAACCAGAAACTAGGCGTAGGGGTTCCATTCCGAATTACTGCGCGCGGGCTCCCGCTCTTCCTCGCGCACGGACGGGAAGCGCATTTCCGCCTTGACATTCGGGTGCTGGATGTTCGCCAGGTCGTCCAGCATGTCGTCGTGCGACACCACCGGGTAGACGGAGTATTCCTGAGTGATGAAGTCCTGAATCAGGTCGCGCGTCTCGCCCCCGGCCGTCGCGAAGAGCAGACGGCGCGGCAGCCAGATGCGCGCGGCGGCGAAGAGCGGCACGAGCCAGCCGATCCGGTCCGCCTTCGGCACGCTCTGCGGAATGTCCACGATCCGGAAGCGGTAGTTTTCGATCTCCTGCATCTCCCGCACGTGCTCCGCGTCGGACATCGCCCCGACCTGCTCCCACCACGTGCAGAGCGGTCGCCATTTTCTGTGCAGGTCGAAGAGCGCGCGCGTCCGCTCGGCCAGGTTCATGCGGTCGCGCAGGCCGTCCAGGATATAGTAGTTCTGGTCTGCGGCAAGCCCGACCACCCACATGGTCGTGAAGTCGCTCTTCTTGCGCTTGCTGTTCGCCGAGTCGATCAGGATGTGGACGTTGAGCCGCCGCCGCTCCGGCGCCCTGTCGTAGTACATGAGCCACTTGTCGTCGAAGAGCCGCACGCCCTCGCCGGTCGGCTCCTGCATCATCTGCGCGGCGAAGTTCCTTGGACCCAAAGTGCGGCGCTTCTCGGCGAGCGCCTCCGGCGAGAGCAGGAGCGGGTGCCCGTCCGCGTCCACGCACACCCGCCGCCGCTCCGTGGCGATGCCGTCCTTGATGATTTCGCCGTAGGTGTCGTGCGGGTGGTAGCGCGTGCCGATCACCCAGACGCGCTGGCCGTCGCCGGTGCCGAGCGCGTCGGACAGGCGGTAGGCGTGGGTGGTCTTGGCGATCTGGTCCGGCGTGCCGGTGCTCTCCTGCGTGACCACGTCGTCATATACGCGCAGACGGAAGTGCAGCCCCGTCGGCATGCCGTCAACGAGCCCCGATCCCATCACCGTCGGTTCCTTTGCAAGCGACTTGCGCTTGACGAAAAGCCCCTTCTGGAGACTCCAGTTCTCGCGCGGCGGCTTCTCGTGCAGGATGCCGGGGAAGAGCGCGTACAGAGTGGGGTTCTCGAACGCCTGCTTGACCTGCCCCACGAATTTCTGGGCGGTCTGGTTGTTGTACGAGAGAATGCAGACCGTGATCTCCGGATCGCGCAGCACCTCCTGGACGATCCCCCCGAGCGTGATGATCGTCGATTTGAAGTGGCCGCGGCTCCACAGGTCGAGGTAGCCGTCCGGCGCGGCCTCGACCTCGCGGCAGCGCGCGTAGCCCCATTCGTTGTTCAGGTAGTGCAGCCCGAGGATGCAGGTCAGCAGGAAATAGCGGTCATTGAGGCAGAACCAGCGCAGGACATCGAGATCCCGCGCACCGACCACGCGCTGGTACAGCCGCCGGGTGGCGGCAAGGTCGAGCCCGTGCAGTGACGCGGCGTCAGGCATCGATCCCGTCCCCCCCGTCCCCCTCCAAGAACTTCCGCAGGTTGACGGCCACGGCGTCGACCACGCGGTCTGTCGACCCCGGCACGCCGCTTTCTCCCGTCCCCGGCCCGACCAGCGTGTAGCCCTGCCGGTCGAGGTCGCGCGCCGCCGCCAGCGCGAGGTGCTTGTTTTTCGTGTTCGCGGTCTTGTCGATCACGTCAAGCCGCAACTTCAGCACCTTCGCGCGGACCGCGTGCGCGTCCATGACGCCCTTCTCTGCGAGCTGGCCGCGCATCCAGCGGCACCGCGCGGCCACCTCGGGCTGCGCCGCGAGCCGCGCGGCGTTCGCCCGCGCCGCGTTGCGGGATTTCGCCTTCGGGTAGGCTTTCATGTAGGCGTCGGTGGCCGTGCAGGGGTCGCCGCCGTCGTAGCCCGTCGCGGCCGCGCAGAAGGCTTCCTGCTGCCGGTTTTTGAGAGGCTCCGATCCCCTGCTATCATTTGCTATCTGTTTTTGGCTGTCCATGTCCCGTCCTCCATTTTTGCACCGGATCGGCGTCCGGCGCACCCGCCGCGTCCTCCGGCAGCGGCGGATGGCTCGTGTGCCCGTCAAATTCCATCAGTTCCGCGAGCCGCATCAGGATCAGCTCGCGGTTGGCCCGCACGTCCTCCAGCAGCGTGTCCGGCGGACGCCCCTTGGTCAGCATCGGCCTGAGCTGTCCGTGGCGCGGCCTGAAGACCACGCCCGCGTCGACGCACCTCTGGATCAGATCATCTACAAAACGTCCCATCCGTCATCCTCCGCCGGGCCGGACGGCCCGGAGTCCTGTTCTGCTTCTATCTCCCCCCACTCACGCTCATTATGTGGGGGTATGTGGGGAATGTGGGGGTGGGAAGGTAAAAGTTCGGGATTATTACTGTTTACGGGCGACTTTGTGCGTTTGCCCCCCACATCCCCCACAACCCCCAACATCGGCTGCGTCAGCAGGTCGGCGGATGCCTCAGCCGCGGCCGCCGGGTCAGGCAGCGGGTCGAAGCTGTAAACCGCGCTCCCCGAATGGTTTAGGCGTTCGTAGCCGCACAGGCTTTTGAGCGCGACGCTCATCCGCGACAGCGCCTTGCCGATCTTGACCGGCGTCCACGTCTCAGCGCTGAAACCCTCACATGTCTCCTGCAAATGTTGGGCCAGTTCGGCCCCCGAGCCCTTGAAGCCCTGCCCGAGCCCCTGCAGGAGGAAGCGCCCGAGCGCGTCGTTCGACACCGCGAACAAAGCCTTGTAGCTCTCGTTCTCGCGGATCGCGCGCTCGGCCTCGGCGGCCATGCCCGCCGCGCGCCCGAGCCTGTACGCCCATTCCGCCCAGTCGGGGTGCCGCCGGTTCATCCTCTTCGGCACCGGCTCCTCGTCGGCCAGCGCCCGCCGCATGACGTGGCAGAGCCACGAGAGCCCCGCGTCGCGGCGTTCCTCGATCTCGCGCGTCAGCACGCTCTCGGCCGTGTCCCGCTCGACGCGCTGCAGGTTGACCGTGATCAGCCGGTCGCCGAGCCCCGCGTCGCTCGCGAAAGAGGGGTTCGCGCTGGTGACCACCGCCCAGCACCTGGCTTCCTGGGTGATCGTCTCGGTATCCGTATAGAGGCGTTTTTTCTCAAATGTGCCGCCCGTCGAGACCACGCTGAGCGCGTCCGGCAGCCAGGGCACGTAGTGGTCGGCGTTGTCCAGGCAGAACAGGCCCCCCTTGTCGACCGACGTCCAGAAATCCTTGATGTTCCCCAACGCGTCGATCGCCGTCACGCGCGCGGGGATGCCGAGCAGCTGGAACATGGCCACGGCGACGCGCGTCTTGCCGCTCCCCACGTCGCCCGCCAGGACCAGCAGCGGCTTCCAGCCGACCGAGCCGAACATGCCCGAAAACCAGAGCCGGACCAGCATGAGCCCGCGCCCGTCCACCGTCGAGATGTCCGCGAAGACGCGGCACGCGGCGAAGGGGTCGCGCGCCTCGCCTTCCGGCAGCAGCTCCCATGGATCGAGCGCATACCCCTGCTCGAACACCACGCCGTCGGTGCCGTTGTCCACCATGGCCGCGCTTTCCGCCGTGACCTTGGCCATGCGCCCCTCGCCGCACGAGAGGTAGATCGCGCCGCCCTCGCGGTGCCAGTACCGCCGGGGCGTGATCCCCGTCGCCGCCTCGCCGATCAGCGCCTCGTCCTCGACCGCGCTGATGAACATCCGGTAGTCGCGGAACTCGCGGCTGAACGCCGTCGCCCAGGAAAGCCAGCTCCGGAAGTAGTCCTGCGAGACGCGGTGCAGGCGCTTCTCCCGCGCGTCGAACCACATCGCCGTGCCGTGCCCCCGGTCGGCCAGGTCGTAGTAGAACCGCCCGCGCC